AGTATATCTTCATTAAAATAACTCCTCTAGTTCTGGGAAGGTATTTTTTATATTTTCATTACGTTTAATATCATAATAACTTATTTCTTTCCTAAAAAGATCAATTAATTTTTTATTATGATTGATAGATTTTAATTCATTTATAACTGCTTGTAATGCGTATTCTATGTTTCCACTTTTATTTTTTGCATATTGTTCAAGTTTCGTTATTATTCCTTTTCTTTCAACATCAGTAAGTAAACTTAAACTAAGAAAGTCTGGATTAATTACATTGTAAAAATGAGGATTGTAATTGTCTACATCTATAAGATTATTGTCTATCATATAATCAATAAATTGTGTGAGTGTTTTTATATTAAGTATACTAACCACTGTGTTTGTTTGTAAGTGAATATGAGGTGCTTCATCCTTTATTTTCCTTAGGTTATCTTCTACAACAGTCCAATCTGTTCCATGACGAATATATTCAGCCCTGTTACCCCAACTATCAAGACTTGCACCTATATATACATTTGAGAATTTTTTCCACATTTCTAATACGTTTTTGTTTTTATAACCAAGCACACTCATATTAGAATTATATCTTAGTTTCACATCTGTTCTTTTATTTTCTATTAGATATTCTAAGATATCATAATGCTTATCAGTTAACAAAGGTTCTCCGCCTGCAAAGTAAAACTCTTCTATAGTGTCAAAGTGTGGTAAAAACTGTTCATACAACGCATCATTGTTTACTCCTCCTGCAAATGTAAAAACTTTTTTATTACCATGCTCTACAGCCCAACTACTAGAATAAAGTGGTCCACATGATCTACATTTAAAATTACATATGTTACTCCATCTTACATCAAGATATCTTAATTTAAAATCATCTACAGAGCCATCTTCATTGGTTTCATTGACTGCACTATCAATATATTTGCTAAACTGTTCATTACTATGCTTGCGAAAACTTGAGTTGCCAGCATCTTCATCTCGATAACATGCATTACATTGGCTACACTTTTTGCCTGCCAGCATGTTTTTCCTCATGTCTTTAAAATTTTTATTATTAAAAATATTTTCTATTTTTGCGTTTTGAACATTACCCATAGGTTGTTGCCAATCACCTACACAACAAGGCAGAACACTTCCATCTGGGTTGGAGTATAGATGTATCCAGGGTAAAATGCAAAAAGTTTTAGTTGGCGCAGTCATAGTAAAATTTCTCAAGTTCAGGAAATGTTTTTATAAAGTCAACATTTCTACGTCTATCATATTCAGTAAACCAATTATAAAAATCTTTTCTGCCTTCTGCAATTCTATCTTCAGAGTAATTGGTGCTAGACATATAGTCTACCACTCGTCTAAACTTTTCGTATTCTAAAATACTAAACTTATGTCTGTCGGCATCATCTAAATTATCTGCAATAAACTGCAAATGCTTTTTCATGTATGGAATGAATTCTTCTTTAGGAAGTATATTCATGTCATACTGTAATGGCTCTTTTAGATATGGAGTATCAAATCTAATTCTTTGCCACTTTGTTTGATTATCGCTATTATATTTCTTACGCCAATATAAAAACTTTTCCAATAGTTTGTTAAAATTTGTTACAGTAAGTATATTGAATGTAACCATAAAAGTTAATGGCATATTTGTCTTAGTCATATAGGTATCAAAATTCTTTTCCCATAATTCTAAATCTAAACCTGTTCTGATATATTCTGCTTGCGGCCCCCATGTATCCATGCTTGTGAAAACTTTAAAATCTTTAATGCAACCGTTTTCTACAAGGCTATTAACTTTGTTTGCAAAACGTTCAATTAACTTAGGTTTCACACCAAAGTTTGAATTTATGTTTAATTCTAAGTTAGGCATAGGATTACGTTCAAGTTCATCAAACATACGCCATGTGCTTTGTTGTAGTAAAGGTTCTCCGCCTGTTATACGCAAGATGGTTAGAGTTTTACGAAGCTCTGGCCACCATTTCCAAAACGCCTTTACGTATGGATTGTTTTCTTCTTCATACACCTGAAACCAATCAATATCATTTCTATGATTTTTCACCATAGTATAAGGACCATTATCACGTATTTCTTTATGATAAGAACTTGAATGTTTTGGATGACAATAACCGCATTTAAAATTACATTCATTACCAAATGATATTTCAACATATTGTGGATTTACATCTGCCATAGGATCTTTTTTAATAGCATCAAATCTTTCTTTAGTATAGATACTAGCATTTCTCTCTTTACGATCACTTATGTAATCTTTACCCATGCATTCTATATTCCAGCAGTATTGGCATCCGCTGGGTTTCTCTCCGTTAATCATAGCCTGTCTTTCAGATTTTTTCTGAGGTGTGTTATGCAATAGACTTGGATTTTCTTCGAGACCCTCCAGCGGAATCTTGTGTGGAGCAGGATGATAACAACTGTGTGTTTCTCCTGTTTGTAAATAAATTGTTGTGTGGTGCCATTTTGCTAAACAAAATGTCGGAGACACTTCGTCCATCATAGGTTCAAAACTTTGTATTCTTTCTTTATCTTTCATCGAACCTTTCCTTTAACCATTCAAAATCGTTTATCTTATACAGTGCTTCAATATTATTACTGTTTTGCTTTCCGTATTCTCTACCTTCTTTCGCCCCTCTAATAGAATATTCTCCATACAGTTTATCTGCTCCTACATTACACCATGTATCTAATCTTTTTGTAGTTTCTGTATCGTCTTGTCTATCTATTATTCTACTAGACAACTTTACACATTCTCTAAAAGCACTTTTCCAAGTTGTGAACGGATCTGTGTTAATAATTGTCGAATTTGCAACAGTATCCATTGGCCTAAAACTATCTGAAATACTTGTTGTCATATCAGGTTTAGTTGTATCCATATCTATTGTAAGTTTTCTTGGAAAAAGTTTTACACCGCCATAGCCATATTCTAAATCGTTTATTGGATTCTTACTTCTCCAAACATAAACACTTTTTCTTGCATTGAAATCATAGTAAGGTATTTGCATATCAAATTTAAAGTCATCTAAAACGTCAGCATCAGCATCAACAATGTAAAACATTTCTGTTGTTGCTTTTTTTGCTGCTTCAATGTGTGCAAAATGTATTCCTTTTACATCACGTGTCCATTGTGCGTTTGGAACTTTCTTAATTAATTTGTTATAATTTTCTGTAGCAAATTTTTCATAATAAGAAATAAAAGCGACGTCATAAGGTTTAGGTTGTGTTGCGACTGTATCTATTTCTTTTTTGTTTGTAAAAAATCTATAATCCCATTCTCTTTGCAAAATTTTTGCAGATTTGGGAAATATACACACACCGTCAAAATAATCTCCATTCTTAAATACATGCACATACTTGCTATCCCACTCAGGAATTTTGTAATCAAAAGTAAAACTATTTTGTATTTCTAAATTATCCCATACTACCCAGAAATGTTTAGTAAATGATTTTTTTGCAACATCTGTAAAAGTTTTTGCATTTTCTATTTTTTGCGCAGAAGGAAATCGTGACTTGAATTTAGTCCAAGCATCGCTATCTATATTGTTGTTGCTTACAAAAAAAATATCATACATAAGTTTGACTGTAATATGTTTTACCTAAATTAATAGACTCTTCATAAAGATCCATTACATATTTGCTCATCGAAGGATCTAAATTAGGATAGTTAAAACCTAGTTGTTCTCGTAATTCGCTACCTAAGCGTTTTATTTCTTGTTCTAATCCAAAGCCATCTTCGTATTGCTTACATTGATCATTATAAAGATTTCTTAACGATTCAAAATCTCTTACCTGCACATGATCCCAATCAGTGCAATTTGTTAAGTATGTTCCTAGTCTTGCTCCATATATTGCAAACAAACCGTTTTCAACATGACTACCTACTGTGCTCCACATTCTTAACCTATGAATATTGTGCCACCATACTCTTTTTTCTATATCTTGTGGCGGAACTTTAAGTCCTCCATCTAGTGTCATTTTAACACCTTCACGAAATCCAGCTCTCCATGCCATAAATGGATCAAAATTTATAATTGTATCGCTGAACGTCACAGGAAAATTTCTGTAGCCTGTTTCCCAACAAAAGTCTACTTGTGCTCTTTCTGAATCTGCATTCTCATGTGTTTTCATGTTTAGGACATGATCTTTGTTCCATAACTTTAATCCGCCGTTACCATAACGCAGTCCGTTAACATTGTTGCGTCCGCACCAACTGTATGCACGGATGTCTGGATTGTCCATATCAATTTCTATATCAAAGAATTCTGGATACACAATATTATCTGCATCAACTGTTAACACCCAATCAGTTTCTGATTGTTCTGCTGCGGCTTTGTGTGCATGATCTGATCCTTTTACTCCGTGTATGCGTTTAGCCCACGGAACCTTATTACATAGGTCTGCGTAGTGTAGATCAGCATTTGGCTCATCGTAACTTAAAAAGAATACATCAAACTCTACAACTTTTTTCATTTTTCCTCAATCACATAATTTTTAAGTAATCTTCTTGTGTAAACACTAAATTTTTCAGGACATTTAATATTAAAACTTTTTGCTTGCCCTGAAATATCAGAAAGTTTTACATCTACTTTGTCATAAACAATATGTGGGTCATTGTATTCAGTAATTGAAAAACTTAAAACTGTTTCTCCATCCCAAAACATTTTTCGTTTAACAATAGGATGCCATTTTTTATCAAGTTTATGAGTTCCGCCTAGCTCTTCTGATAATTTTACAGTTAGTCTGCTAGACTTCTTATCATATTCAAGAAATACATCTGGTTTTTCTATACTGCTCCACTCTGTGTTTACTATCCTGTGTAAAACATCATCTATTTTAAATAGATCCTTTTGTTCTACAATCTCAAGTTCACCAGCATTAGGATCTATAAAACATTTGCTTAATTTAATTTCTCCTGATATAATTGCCTCTGCTTGAGTTGAATCTAGTGCAAGTGTATTTGGATACTTTTCCTTGTCGATACTATAATCAGGACCGACCGTCAACACTTTACCTGTCTCACTATCAAATGCAGCCAGATAATTTATAGGATCAGGTTTGTAATTTTTAATCCATTCATCAAAATCTGGCAGATCTTTTATGTCTTTTTCCATGCTATTTCCTCCAATATATTAATTGTTTCTGCCGTTACTTTTTCTTTATCAACATAATGAACAATATCATGTTGCTGATAATTACCTATTTTAATTCTTCCTTTTCTATCAATGTAAAACCCTACATGATCAAAAACATTGTCGGCCGGATAAGGCCAATTCTGTAACATTCCTTTGCAATGCACTACTCTTGGAAAACTAAGAGGATATGATATGTCATCAGCAATACCTAAAATCTTTGCTGCTAAAGAAAACGCTTCATCTGTTCCTATAACACTAGGTTTATAAGCACTTAAAAAATTATTTGCATACACTTCAGGATTTTCAATTATTTCTCTATTAAGATCAAAAAATTCTTCCATCATTGGATTAAATTTTTTAAAAAATGTAAAATAAGAATATAAGTTAGGTAATTCATTTGCTGTAAAGCATTTTCTATAATGATCACTTGTAACTTTTTCTCCTCTATAGGTATATGCACTGTTTGCAACATAAAGATTACAGTTTTTAATGAAATAATCTATCCAATGACTGTAGTCTCTAGTAAAAATCATATCGGCATCTAAACAAACAGTCGCTTCCCATGGTGATAAAAAATCCATATACGAACGACCATCCCAGTGTTTATGCTCTTTGTTTTCAATTACTTCATCAAATACCCACGGCGAGGTTAAATTTTTCAGTCTTTCTTTATCATCAACAACCAGAGCAACCTTATCATAACCTTCTTTTTGAGTATTTTTAATGCTAAGTGCTAGAGCATAGGCAAGATTCAGATAATTTGTATCTTCTTTATCATTAACAATTATTAAATATCCAAATGTCATAACTGCTCCATAATTTTATCATAATTTCTTAACAAACTTTGTTTGTTCATTATATGAATATCTTGGTTTTTAATGTTAGATGCTTTATCATCAGACAAAAATATTAAATTTAAATTATCTCTAACATCATACAACTGGTCTATGTCAGGTGAAGATAAGACAGGAGGTAGGACATAATCATTATTATTGTCCCAACCATTTAAAATATGTGTTGCTATGCTAAATGATATATCGTTTCTATATACAGTTGGATTGAACCTATAAGAATCTGCATATTGTTGATAATTTTCCTTGATATGATCCACTAATTCAAATAAAACTTTGCTTTCTTGATTTTTTGTGAACATTATCGTTGTTGCCCATAGTAGTTTTACACCTGTTTCAGAAACTGCTTTGTCTAAGTAACCTATTCTATTTTCGCTTATAATATCTTCATAGGTATCACTTATCATAAAACTAGTATCAACATCCCAATATTCATTTAACTTATCACTTAACACCAAATAATCGCTATCAATTAATAATGTTCTTTCATATGGTGTAAGGAACCATACGTTGTCTCTATTGGTATTGTTAAAAGGAGCGGCAATTTTGTTTTTTCCGTCTCTATAAATCTTGTTATTTCCTGATTCAGGTCTTTGAGTAATAATAATTTTTTCAAAAATGTCGGCTGCTTCTTGAAACACACCTGACTCTCTCATCCAATCTGCTGTAGACGGATCAGTAATAAGTGAAACCGGTTTGCTTAGATTCTTTTTAGCGAGAGCACCAGACATCATAGACAGTTTTACATAATCTATCTGCCTATTATTGTGAGCAAATATAACTATACCGCAATTCATACTAAACTTCTATCAACTTTTCTACAGATCTACTCTTTTTTAATTGCTGATATTGTTCATGATATTCGTTAGTTACTTCGAAATATCTGTCAAATACTTCCTCTCTAAAATCTACTAAATTTTCTACAAGAACTGGATTGTTGTTAATATCTAGTAAAACAACATTTTCAGATCTGTCCTTATAGATTAGCATTTCTACAAAGTTTAACAAACTTCTATCTATTTTGAAAATACCTCCATTGTGACCATAGGTCAATTTTGCGTCCATTTTTTCTTTTAGACGCTTTCGAGATACTTCTAAAGTTTGACGATAGTTTGCAAACTCTAATGCGTTTTTGAATGTTTCTTGCATAACACCTCCTATTTTAATAATAGTAGCATATTATTTATCTGGTGTTACTATGGGTAAGAAAATTAATTTATGATAGTGCCGATTGTTACTGTAGGTGTTTCAACTTCAAAATTTCCTGAACCAACAGGATCCAAAACACCTGCTGCTTCAATAGTTTGAACAGTAAGACTGATTGTTCCGTCTACTGCATCAGGACCAAATCCGCCTGGCTGAGTTGGTGTTCCTGTAGCAGATGGACCTCCAAGTGCAACGTGATTATCTAACCAATATATATCAAAGTTGATGATCCTGCTTCCTCCTGCAGAGTTATCGCTAACTCCGTCGCCTGTATTAGCAAGAATATTCCATTCATTTAATGCGTATGGTGACGATGCAACAATACTACTCCATTCTTGGGGTGTGTTACTCATTCTAAACCAGTTTGT